ACAACCAGATATGATAAGAAGAATCACCAGATGAATCATAGAGTCTTCTCTGAACTTCGCCAGTAATTTCAACACCGCCAGAAAGAATTTGTTTTACAGTGTCTCCGATATCATAATCACTATCATTTGCAGTTCCACTGATAAAGTTGATTGTCGGTGACGAATCATATCCTGCTCCAGCATTCGTAAGAGTAATTCCTGTGACTAATCCACCACTGACCGTTGCTGTTGCAGCAGCACTGTCGATAGGAACATTGTTTGAATCCATACCTCCAGTGAAAGTAATAGTAGGAGCGAAAGTATAATACCTTCCGCCTTGAATTAGACTGATACTCGCAACTGTACTTGAATCCATAACGATAGTAGCAGTTGGTTTCCTAGGAGCATCTACAGATATCTTATACTGATAAGACTGCTCTTTTTCGATATCCTGGATACCATCAATATAAGTATCGAAATCTTCACCAGTATATTCAAACAGAGTACAACGCATTTTATAAACAGGAAGATTTTCAATTTGATAAAATGGTTGTTCATGTTCTACATGTTGTATTTCAAACATTTTATTTGTAAGAGGAATCCAAATCAAATCTCCTTCAGCAGGACGAGTGACTTGAATAGCATTATCGGGTCTACGAACTTGAACTTCAAATCTTCTTTTAGCAACAACGAGAGTTACTTCGTCTCTGATTTCTACACCGAAACGAGTGAAAAGATCTCCTTCTCCGTCAAACCCTTCAACGTTTTCGATATACATTTCGATTTTATGGGATTGAGGAAAACGAGACGCAACATCATCACCAAGTAACACATCTTCGTTTACAAGTTCACGAGGAAGATAGTAAATATCTTGCCCATACATTTTCAATGCCTCTATGACTATATCTTCATAGAGATCCATTTCAGATCTTACTTTTTCTGAAAAGTAAAGATTGCGTGCCATAATATTATCCTACGAAAAAGTCTGGTGGCATTTCCCATTCTTCTCTGATAGCAGCTCTTAATCTTTCTATTTCCGTCAGTGCATCTTCATACATTTGACGACCATTAAAAGTTACACCGCCAGGAAGTTGTACACCTTCGAATTTAATTAGATTAGAACCCCACTGCAATTTAATTAAAGCAGTCGCATATTCTTTTAACCAAAGATCGTTGTAAATAGATGTATGAGTATCTGGGTCTATAAGAGTATAAACTTCTGCTACAATATATTCACCGACTTGAATATCTCCATCCGCAATATCACCAAAAATATAAAGTCTGTCCTGATGCCGTGACCATTGAACTTGTGGTGTACCGTTGAGTTTCATATCTAAGAGTGAAAGATATTGTTGCATTTGCTCATAATACGCTAAATCTCCTGCAAAATTTTGCATATCAGCAATATCATTAAGCATCATTTGATATTTAATGTCAAACATATTAAATGAAGTTCCAAAGGCAGATGCCATAGGAAACATTCTAGAAACAGTTAAGACGTTTGAAGGAATAGGAATATATTCGTTGTTGATGTCAGTCTGAGTCACTTGATGTTTCAGATAAGTTCTAACTGTAGCATCAGAATGAAATTCTTGCCAATATTGTATTGCTTCGTCAATACGATCTTCAATTTGATCTTCGTCAACGTTGATTTCTAGTACAGGATCTCCGAGTCTACGAAGACAATAATCTATAAGAGTATCTCTACTATTTGGTGGTGCCATAAAATAGTCTCCGACATTTTAAAATCTACTGAGACTATTTATATGTTTTTTTGTTTAGAGATTATGCTACACTAAATACTAATCCCACATAACCATCACCGCTATTCAAACCGTTATCTGTTGGTCGCGGTAAAGTAGAATTCCAATAAGCACCAGTCGAGCTAGAGCTGTATGCTGTTGTTTGGCCAGCTGATGGTGCAGTACCATCAACATCACCGCCACCAAATGTATAAGATCCCGTACTTTCTAATCCAAGGGCATAGCTATAAGCGCCATAATAATTATTATTCAAACCAACTGGTGTTGAGGTGCCATTTGACACCCCCGGATTCCAATCAGAGGCATAGGGATATTGATAATTGCGGCTGCCATTAATACCACCGTTAATGTCAGTACCACCAGTGACCCTAGCGGAAGATGTTGGATATCCTCCATAGTATCCTCCTGCGCCGCCTCCATATTTATGATATAGCTGGAGTGTGCTGCTTGACTGGCTTTGACGTTGATGCCAAGTGCCGCCTCCGCCTCCAAATCCACCAGGAGATCCGTACCAAGTATAATTGTTACCATACGACGTAGTGCTGTTATTAGTGCTAAATAAATTAAGCCATGGGGAATTAGACCGGCCAGCCGCAGCAGCAAGATAAGCGTGATTGTTACTGGGAGTATGATTCTGGCCGGAATATAACCATCCAGCACCACCAGCTGGATATCCAAGAGGATAGCTACTATTATTTGCGCCATTTTGGCCAGCATCAGTTGTTTGCGCGCTATACCGCCCTCCGGTTGTGTATCCTGCTCTATATGGATAATCTAATGGTAGTGCTGACCAATTATCCGTACTATGACCTGCTCCATTACCGCCGCCAGGAGTTCCTCCGCCACCTGCTGCTATCGCAACAGGATAAAAATAACCAGAGCTGAATTGGTTATTTTGCCGTGTAATCATCAGACCAGAGCACCCGCCGCCTCCGCAAGCTGCCCAATCGAAAGATGAGCTGTAATATCCATGACCAGGTCTTCCTACCCATGCTAAAAGAACCGTGCTAGAACCAAGATAAAATGATCCGGTTATTCTTCTTCCCCTTCCATATATATTATAAGCATAGTTATCTCCACCTCTAGCTCCTCTAACGTCATAATCTACTCTTAGAGTCGTTCTAGGTCTAAATAACCACATCCCCCGCAATACGGTGTTGTTATACACATCATTTCCCACACTGTAAAATAACTCATCAAAGTTTCCATTAGTTCTTACATTTGTCTCAAACCATGAATTCATTTCTCCGTTTGAACCACCAGTCGGACCAAAATACTGATCACCTAAAACTGGCAAATTGATTGTTTGTGATATCGATGATGTAGGAGTAATCGTCCAATTAAATGTTCTATCAGTCGTATTACTCGATGTATCACTCGCAGTGATAATAGTAGACACACTTGTATTCGATGATATACTATAATTTAATGTTCCAGTAATATTACCAGTATTTGAATTAAGAGATAATCCTGTAGGCAATGAACTGCCAGACTTTACTTGATATGTAACAGGTTGAGATTGTGGGTCTGTAGCTACGACCGTTAGATCTACAGGGGAATTTTTAGAATATGAACCTAGATTGGTGCTTGTACTCCACGACGGTGAGCTACCAGTTGTAATCACATTTGATGCAGTTGTTGTTCCATTAGGAGTTGTAACCTTTACACTCAGTGGATCAACAGAAGCAGAAAATGATGTAGGAGTACGAGCAATAACCTGCGATTGTGATACAAGCGTTGTCGATGAAGCTCTATATTCGGCACCAACATTATTGATAAAATCTACATATGTACCAATCGTAAAATTAGTTCCATTTACAGTAATGTCATATCCTGATGCGCCATTATAAGAAGTTGGTGACACAGATGTGATGGTAGGAGCATCACCACCTCCTGCTAATGTAGAAATGTAAGCAGAATCAAAGAAACTTTTAATATATTCTTCGTCAATGTAGTCGCGGATATATCCACCGTCAATTTTAGCTTTGATATAGTTTGAATCAATCAGGGTTGTTACTTCTCCAGAGTCAACTGCTGAAGCTCTAGAAATAGATTCAACAGCAGCAGAGTCAACAGATCCTACATTAGCACCTGCTCTACCAGTTTCTACAATCGTCTGTTGATCAATAGCTCTTCGCAAGTAAGATGCTAATGCTCTAGATTTACTAAATCTTTTACTAAAACTTCTATAATTCGCCATTTTTATTTCCTTAATTACCAGTATTTATAAGATCTATGGGCCAACTATGTTGGTATTACCATGGTCTAAGACAGTATTGCGCGAATTATAAGTAGACGACCAGTGATAACTTGATGAAGTGTAACCATTATTGATACCTACAGATGATGTTCCTGGTGATCCAAATTGAAATGAAGCCTGAACAGATCCGTTTAAATCAAATACCATCGTTTGCCAATTTCCAGCGCTATTAGCATCACTGGCAGCGCCTGTTAAAAATAACATATGATATTGATCATAAGTATTTCCTGTGTATCTATCTGTAGCAAATGTTATATATCCACCATTGGGAGTGTTGTTGGTGTTCCAATAAGAAGCAGCTGCCGCACCGAATTTAGTGGCCCATACGGTATATCTGTAACCACCAGGACCGCCGTTACCTGAACTTGCAGCATTAGGGTCACTAGATACATTTGCAGTTCGTAGCACAAACCCAGTCTGCCCAGGTCCAGTGTAAAAACGAACTCTGTTATAAGTAAACGACCAATTGCCGCCGCCGCCAGACGGCGTAGTTGATGTATCTTGAATAGATATGGATTGTGTTGCCCTAACTGTTCCAGCCGCACTATTAGACCTAAGATAAAGGTTATAAGATTCCGTCCCTTCAGTGGTAGTATCAGCAGTAATAGTCGTGGAACCACTATGTGTATAATAAGTATCTGATCCTGAAGTATATGGCCCAGCTTTAGATAGAGTTCCACTTGATGTTGACACATCATTCGTACCAGTAAATGACCAATACATTGTTTCAGAACTATTATATGTTCTACCAGTAAATGATAATGTAGTACCTTCGTTCGGTGTAGTGTCATTTATTGAGTACCATTGGTAAGAAACAGTCCTGGAAGTGTCATTGATTGTAGTAGAAACATAACTTGCGTTCGACCATTTTTGATAAAATGGATCTAAATTCCAAGTGAATAATTCTGCTCCTTCAGATGCTGCATCATTACTAAATGTATAAGTTT